AAGGTTACTGTGGAGTAATCATGAAGCGCCTGTCCACCGCCGACATCGTCCGCTCCTGGAGGAAAGAGGAGCAGCTCTGGAAGGAGCGCGAGGCCCGGCTCATGAAGCGCATCAAGCAGCTCCAGCAACGCGTCCGGTATCTCGGCAAACTGTTGGAGTATGCGAGGAAGGGAGAATGAAAGAACTGCGCGGCTCCATCTGGGTCCATTTCCTCGTCGCCGGTCATTTCGTCTGCATCACGACGAACGGCACGGTGAAGAAGGATGGCCGCGCGGTGATGGGCCGTGGCAACGCGAAGCAAACGACGATTGTAATTCCGGGGATCACTGAGCGAATGGGAAGTTATCTTCGCGAGATCGGCAATCGCGCGGGGTACTTGGAGTTCGATGCCTACGGGAACAAACTTGTGGTATTCCCGGTGAAAAAGCAGTGGTGGGAGGACGGCCACGTTCCCTTGATCGCCGATAGTCTCGGGTGGCTCAAGGGCGAAGCGGAGAGCAAGCCATCCGCGACGTTTCACCTTCCCCGCCCCGGCTGCGGCAACGGCAAGCTGAATTGGGAAAAGATCGTGAAGCCTTTGGTGGAGAGTTTTCATCTGCCGGACAATGTGATCGTGCATCACATCGAGGCGGTGGAATTCAACACAGGAGAATGAACATGCCCGAAGAAATTTTCAATCGCGAGGGAACGAAAATCGAACGCCCGAAATTCCTAACCGATCTGCTCGCCGAGGTGGACAGCTTCGATGAGTCGCTCTTCCCTTGCAATTACAAAAGGGAGGAAGGCGAGCCAGTCTTGGGCATGGTGTCGCCCTGGGTGCGCAAGCTGTATTCCATTCAGCGCTATTACCACCGGCAAATGAAGCTCACGGCGGTGGACAGGGAATACACAAATCCTTCAGAGTGCGCTGGGGATTGCGATCTTTGTGAGTTGAAATACAAGTACGGAATCCTGAACGAGATGATGTGGACGCTCATCCGCGCCGAATCAAATCTTTGGTCCGAGCCAAGCGTCGGCATTCGCGAGAACTGGCAAGTAGTCCGTTCCCAGCCGGACGACGACGAGGACGGCTTCAAGAAGTTCATTCTCGGCATGATGCGGGGGAAATAAGAGCGCGCGGGACTGCGCAGAGAGTCCCGAGAAAGGGGCTCTCGTGGTTCGGAAGCGCAAGGAACGCAAGGACAAGAAAAAGTGCTGGTGGGTGTTCTGTAAGCGTGCGGCCATCATGCTCTTTGTGATCTTCCTCGCCGCGAGCCTCATGGCCGTCGTCGGCTGGGAAGCGATCAGCGCCACGGGGCTTGTGAAAGAAGCCTTCACCGCCTTGGCTGACGCTGCGGCGGATGCGTTTGGAGGGGATGCATAATTCTCTATCGAGGAGAAAAGACAATGAAAATGAGCACGGCAATGGCACTGGGCAGCACCATGATGCACCCCATTGCGGGGGTGTTTTACACGGGACACGCCGGTTGCGCGCTTGGCATGGTATCGCAGGCCGCTCCGAGTGATTGGAATCGCCTCTATGAAATGTCTCGCAAGTTAAAGGTCTCCCGCCCTTGTCTTTGCAAGGACGACTGTTTCGTGTACGGGTCGGGAATGATGCAGGTTCGCGCAGGGGAAATCGGACACCTTGGGCATTGTATCGTCCACCTCTTTAACCATCACGTCATGACCCGCAAGGACTGGACAATGGAACAATTGATCGATTGGGTGGCTTCCGTTGAACCTCCCGATCCCGAGGAAGCCGAGGTGCGCAAGGAAATCCACGAGGAGGTTCTCGCATGCCGATGACCATCACGGAGGCGCTCGCCGAAATCAAGACTATCGGTAAACGCCTCGAAAAGAAAAGAGCGGCAGTCATCGCGAACATTGGCCGGGACTCCCGCTTAAAGGACCCGCTCGCCGATGCCGAGGGGATGACCAGCACGAAGTATTTAGCCCAGGAGCGCCAGGCGATCAATGATCTCGAACAGCGGATCGTGAGGATTCGCACCGCGATCCAGGAGAGCAATCTGTCCACCCCCTGCACGGTCGGCGCAACGAGCATGCCCGTGCAGGACTGGCTCAACTTTCGCCGGGAAATTTCCGCAGGTCGGCAGACTTTCTTGAACCAGATGAACAATTCCATCCGCAATATCCGCGCGCAGGCACAGGCCAAGGGTGGCCGCGTCACGATGGCGGGGGTGGCGCAGCAAACGAATGTCACGACCGGTGACAATCCGCCCATCGAAATCCTGCTCCATGTGGATGAAAAGTCTCTCCTCGAAGAGCAGGAGGGGTTGGAACAAACGCTCGGCGAGCTGGACGGGAAACTTTCCCTCCTGAACGCCACCACTGTGATTGATGTCTAAAGGACCTGCCTTCGGTAGCGAAACGGGAGAACGCGAGGAAACTAAAACGCTAGTGGTCTTAAAAACCACCGAGCACTCGATCTGTAATCGAGACTGGGCTCGCAACGCCCATATTGATGCGATTCAGAAGCTCAAAGCTGAACACTAAAAGTTCCTTCGCTCAAACTTGAAACCGGAGAATTGAAAGATGCATAAAACCATTCGCCATCGTGATCGTCCGGGAGACCGGCGAGACGGGCAAACCAAGCGGCCCGTTCCCCACGAGGATGCTGCGACTGGGAGGCAGATCATTATTTGCATTCAGTGCGAGGAAGAAATCCGCCCCGAGGATGAATTTGAAGTGTATGTGAATAAGGTTGTATCGCACCGCGAATGCTTCCTCCGCGCGATCCTCGGATCGGTCGCGCATCAAGAGGGACGGTGCGGATGTTTTATTCCAGGATCGACCGCCACGGATGATCCGCGTTTGACGAAGAGGGAGGCCGCGCGTGCCGCAGTCCGCTACTTCAAAGAGCATCGTAGGGAGCCGTTGGATACAGAGAGACGGTTACGAAGAAATTGAGGGCCTCGATTGCCTCGTCTGGGTTTCCAAGCGCCCCAACTACTGCGACAGGGGAAACTTCTGGGCGCAGGTGGATGTGAAATCGGGAGGCAATGCCGCGCGCTTGAACATCGATGCCGCCGACGCCTGGCCGCGTTACTATATGAACCTCGACCGCGCCAAGCTGGAGATCGAGGAGTGGCTCAAGAAACGGAGACAGTGGATTGAATCGTAAGGCCAGGCTCGGGATCGGCAAGTCCAAGGTTCTCATCGTTCGCATTCCGACCGAATGGTGGGACGCGCTGGAGGGGATGCACAGGGACGGTGCGCCCCCTCCCCGCGATCTCATCCGTGAGGGCGTCGAGTCTGTCTTGCGAAAGGCGAAACGAATATGACCCAGCGCGAACAAATTCAAGCGCTCCTGGATCGCGTCCTGGTCCTTAAGGAGAAAATGGACTGTGCGCACGTCCGTAAAGCGGCCCCCCAGGGTTGCGCCTGCCGTCGCTGCAAAACAGCAAGAGGTGTTGCGAAGCGTAGCAAATCTTCTGGAGACGGTTACACTACGACACTACGCGACCCTAAAAATCGATTACCTGTGGAGACTCAAAAGCGCAGTGAAGCTGCTTAGGAGTAAGTCGTGGCCCCAATGACGTTCCAGGAACACCGGCAGCGGCATATTGAACTCCATCGCGCCTTGGATGAACTCTACGCGGATTTCCTGTCCCATAATCTTCGTCCCGGCCATAGCGCTAACTTTTTCCCGGTGACGATGGATCGCTTGATGGAATGGTCCTACCGGCAAACCCAATCCCCCGACGAGCTGCCCCATGATTGACGTGTTCCTGCGCTACTACCCGCAAAGCGAGCTGCGGCGCTATTTGGCGCTTGCGGTCATTGCCCGGCTCGCCCAAATACAAGGGATTCATGTTACGAAAATCCTTGGCGGCGAATTTCCAGGCTATCACCGAACATCTAAGATAGACGCCGAAACTCTGGCCCGGAGCGAAATCTATTGTGTCATGGATGATGACCAACTCCCCCTTCGCGATAATTTCTTTTCACTCGCCGTCGCCGAACTGGAGGCCCATCCCGAGTACGGCATGCTCGCGGGTTTCCCGATGGAGTACGGCCTCGCAGGCCAGCCTTACGCCCTGCGCACGGAGCGAGTGGTGGAAGCCCACTCCATCGGCTGCCCCTACTTCGTGCGCAAGGGCACGCTGAAACATTTCCCGGATTCGCCGATCCACATGTACGACGGCGATCTCTCGAAGGTGGTAACGGATCAGGGTCTCAAGACCGGCTTCGCGCGCTACGCGATCTACAATCACCTCGGCTACGGATTCTCCCAAGTGGAAAAACTATGAGCGTACTGACGGACTTCACCGGCATCGAGCGCGAGGTGTTCATCGAGACCGGCACGAATGTGGGCGACACACTGTGGAACGCCAAGGATCATTTCAAGCTATGCTTTAGCATGGAAGTGGACGGCGAAACGGCCTTGAAAGCCCGCAGGCGTTTCGAGAACATTCCAAACGTCCTAATTCTGGGTGGGAACTCCCAATTCTGGCTCCCGTTTCTCCTACGCGATGCGCCCACGACCTTTTGGCTGGACGCGCATTATTTTTACGGCCTGGGCGATGCCTCAGAGCCGCAGTGCCCGCTCCTTGCCGAACTGAAAGCGATCACAAATTTCCAGTGGACCGTTCCTCCCATCATCCTCATCGATGATGCGCACATGTTTGACGATTCCATTTCCATCCCCAGCTACGGCCCGTTTTGGAAAACGGACCACCCCCAAACCCAAGGCTGGCGCAAACAGGACTGGCCGCGCATCGAGACGGTGGACCAGCTCCTTCCCGGATTCACCCGCACGCTCTGCCCCGGTCCTTACTTCAAGTACGAATCCCTGCAATAACTAGCAATAAAAGTCAACATTCGTGACAAACGCTTGATTTAGGTGGACACTCTCCCGCGAGAGGTGTCCCGTGCCTTCCACACCGAAGAATCCCCTAGATGGCGGCGGCTCGATCCAAGGAGCGCCGAATCGTACCTTGATGCCGACCGTCCCGCCCTATGACGGCGGACAGTTCGCGCGCGACTCGATGACTCCCTCCGAGATCGCCATCACCCGCGACCGGTATCAGGATGAAATTCCGACCGACCGCCCGTATCACATGGATGTCACGCCCGGCCACACGAATCCCCTGTACGTCGGTCGCCAGTACTCGGACGACTTCATGGGCGGCTATCAGGCCTACGGCGTGACCGTCGCGGATCGCGGTCAGTCTCCTTCCAAGGAACAGGTCAGCGTGAATCCGAACAGCGCGGATCGCGGCAAGGCCGCCTAATGATCCCCACCAAACCCTTCGGCAAGCCAGGCGGCACGCCCGGTGTCATGGTCGGTGCCGGGGCTACGAAAGCGCCCATGACCGCCGCGTCCGATGGCCTCTCGGCTCTCCAGGCGCGCCTCGCAGGCTCCAAGAAAATGAAGGCCATGAAGCCGCCCATTAAGAAGGGACGGCAGAAACAAGACATTTCGATGGGCAATGGGCTTGCGCCTGGGAAGGAAGCCTAACGTGGCCATCAATAGCGGAAAGATTCAGGGCGGATCGGACGGCACCTTCGCCGCGCTCAAGTCTCGTCTCGCGCAAGGGCGCGGCAAGATGAGCACGGCTCCCGCGAAATCCTTCAAGAACAAAACTTCCTGGTCCAAGGGTGCCACGCGCGTCGGCAAAGGCACGCTCGCCGTCTCGGGCGCAACGCCGGGCGGTTTGAAGAAGCGGGGCGTATGAGCCAGATCAACACACGCGAAATAGTGCTACTTGCTCCAACGGTTCTCACGACCTCTGGAACAGGTCCCGACATTAATGCAATTCAGGCTTGGCAGGCGGCTGTCATCTCGATCAATGCCAGTACGATCTCTGGGACGCTCCCTACATTCAATTTTTTCATCCAGAAGAAACTTGGCCAGGCGCAGGCAAGTGATCTAGTGGGGAATCCCCCCACCGGCACCGCAATCTACGATGACCTTTTGGCGTTCACGACCATCACCACGAATACCACTAGGATCACACAGGTTTGCACAAGTGCGCAGACGCCCACCGCCAATTCCACACTCATCACCACGGCGGATTGGGCGCAATCGGACGCGGCGATGACCGCAGGCGATATTCGAGTGGGTCCTTTGGGGGGCCTGTGGCGCGTGAAGTTTGTGATGGGCGGCACGACACCGCAAGGAACTTTTACGGTCACAACGCAACTGATTCCATTTAGCACGTAGGGGGGGCGATGGCAATTGTTTCGAGCCTTTCAATTGTAGTCGATGTTATCTGCGACGGCACCTCGACCACACTTACCGTTGATCTAAATGCTGCGCCTGTGATCTTGGCAGCCGACGTACAAACACATTTTACGTTTGGCAGCTTCCATCCCAAATCGGTTTTTTCAATCTCAAGTCAGCAACAAACTGGAGTGACGGGATCGGTTTCAGGATCAATGCTGACTGTTACCTATAAGTCAGCTCCCACTGGAACAGATCAACTTTCGGTTGTGCTTGGCTTCTAGGAAAACGAATGCCCTCGTCCGCAACTTTGTACCGCGCGCCGCTCCTGCCGGGCAACGACTTAGGGAACCAGACGAGTGAGACGCAAATGCCGAACGGCAGGGGCGCTTCACTCGTGCTGCCCCTCCCCTCGAATGGTTCGCTCGCGCAGCGCCGCTTCCGCGTGGTCATCGCTGGCCGCGTACAAACCACCATTACCACCACCTTCACGCTCAATCTCTATTTCGGATTTTCGCCAATCCTAGCCTCAAACACACTGATCTTTTCCTCTGGTCCGAACTCCGTCAACAACGTCAGCTCGAATTTCTCGATCACGGTGGACATGTTCTGGACGGCAGCGGGCCTCACCATCTGTGGAGCGCCGGGCGACGGGCAAATGAACAACAATCCCATCGGTCCTTCCTCGCTCTCCAATGTCATCACGAACGTGGACCCGAATCGTGACTCGAATAGCTTTCTGCAGTCCGGTGCGACCTATGGCTTTACGGCGACCGGGACCTTTGGATCGACCTCGGCGGGCAATCACGCCTTCGTGGACCTTTTTGAACTGGAGGCTCTATGAAGCGGATCGCCCTCCTTCTGATATTTCTATTCTTTGCCGCCCCGAAAGCCGGGGCGCAAACGCAGATTCAGAGCTTTGCCGCCGATCCCGCGACGTGTGATCCGACGCGAGGTCTCCAATATTACAACGTGCCCACAAAAACCATGAAATTTTGCTCGGCCTTAAATGTGTGGTCGCCGATAAATTCCGCCCCCGGTGCGGGGACAAACCAATTAGGTGCCACGTTTAACGTAAAGTCCATGATCCCCCCTGCTATCGGTGACGCAAAAAAAACGATCACTGCCGTGACCTCGAACGGCAGTGCGTCCGTCACGGACGCAACCAACACTCCCTGGCTCGTGAGTGATGTGGGCAAGAATATTTATTGCACCAATGTCGTCGGCGGCACCAATTTCGTTTCGCTAAATTTAACAATTGCCAAGATAGCGACATTTGTAAACCCAGGGTCTATTACGGTCAATACCACTGGAAACGGAAACGCTGGAGGAAGCGCGATTTGCGTGTGGTTTACGCAAAAGGAAACAACCTCATTTCTTGCCGCAAATACATTGGCCATTCAGGCACTCACGGGAGTTGCTCCCTATCTCGGCCCTGCCCTTGCCTATCCATCGAATGTTTATTGCCCCGGCGGCGGTTATGTAGTGGACGGGCCGTTCTTTATTCAAGTGAGTGCCGCCAACAACACACTGGGGGCCGGGTTTCTCGGGAATGGTCGCAGTTCTTGCGTGATTTATATCAGCCCGGACGTGACTGTTTCCAATACCTCCTGGATTTTGAACAGTACGCAGAATACAGGGACGACTTTTGCCGACTTCACGGTGGATTGCAGCCTGCAAAATTTGAGCGTTGCCGCGCCGGGCATGAGGTTTAATGCCTTTGGAAATTCAACACTCCGAAATATCGAAATCGACGGCTGTGGCACGACAGGTGACAACAACGGACTCATTCAAATCACCGGGGGTGCGAACGTAATTATAGATGGGTTGATTATCAACAATGCTCCACTCAACAGTGCTGAACCCCCGCTATCGATTAGCGGGAGCGCTGGTATCACGGTGCGGAATATGCGCACTACTAATCCGGGTCCAGTGCCGACGCAAGTCTCTAATTCCGGAAGCACGTCCAGCCCGAGCGCTGGAGGTCCCCGGCAACTTACCGGAATCGGCGTGACCTTTGAGAGCAGTATTTTTGATGAAGGCGCAACTCCGGGTGCAATTGCATTGACGGCATCTTCGGTGAACTTCATTAGCGACGTGATTCTGGACGGATTAAATACAGCTCTGAGCGTGGACGCGAATTCCAGCGCTTATCTCGATCTCGTCACATTAGGCCCATTTGCAGGCGGATGTAGTGGAGGGAGTCGGCAGGCTGTCACGATTGCCACAACGGGATATGTCTACGCGACAGGCTCAGACTTTGAGGGATGCGGATCAGACGGCACCGGTCTCAGCGCCGCAGTGAAGGGGACTTCATCCGGCACGTTTGTCAGCGCAGGCGGGAATACATGGCGTAATTGTTCCGGCACCCTTCCGTGCCCCTTGGTGACTGTGGCGAATTATGGAACGCAAGCGTTTAACGGCGGCATTGTTCCGAAATCATCCGAAACACATACACCCAACACTTGTTACGCGCTGACCGGCACCCTGGTCGCCACGCAGAATCTTTGCACGTTTCTCAATGATCAAAACTATCAAGTGATTAACATTACCGCACAGTCCGGGGGGAACGCTCCGGCGAATTCCAGTTGCGCCACCCCTCCGGTTATCACTCTTTCGGACGGGACGCGTTCGGCAACATTGACGCTTACGAGCGGGAAAACACAGTGGTCAAGCGCCGTGGACTCTTCGACAGTCAACAGTATATTTGCGGGCGGGACAACCTTGACGATTAGTGTCGGGACGTTTACTTGCGTGACGCCGCCGTCAACTCTGGGCGTCAGTTATGTTTTGCAATCGGTTTTGAATCCCTAAAGAGATGGAGCTGATCGACAAATCGACGGCGCTGTACTTCGAGCCCGAGTCCATCGGATCGCCGGACGGGGCGCGCTGCAACATTTGCTGGAAGTTCAACCCGATAGAGAAGTCCTGCATCGAGGTGGAGGGAAAGATTGACGGGCCGCGCGGTATCTGCGGCCTGTATATGAACGGCGCTCCAGCCGGGCATTACCTCGTTCTCAAGTTGTCACGCAAGGTGACTAAAGCCGAGGCCGGTTACTCCGAGAATGGTCCGACCCACTGCGGAAATTGCGATGAGATGGTCGTGCGCAAGGTCTACGGTTCAAGCCCCTGCAAGAAAGTAAAGGGCCTCGTGGACGGACGCGCGTGTTGTGGACTATGGGAGCCGGTGTGAGTGCGCCAGTAAAGCAACAAATCACGATGGAAGAAATCCTGCGCCGCTGGGAGGGCGTGAAGATTTGCCGGAACAAGGCGCGCAGGAGCCTGCACTACCTGTGCGTCAAAATCCTGGGTTACGCCGATGTCACCGAGGAAGTCCACTGGGACATCATCGATCATTTACAGAGATTCAAAGGTGGCACGGATGATGCCGACGCGCACGGCGTCGTCACCTACACGCCGAACGTGGACCTCTGGCACCTGGAGGGTCCGCGCAACACCCTGATCCTGTATCCGCGCGGCCATCTCAAGACTTCGATCATCACCATCGCCCACACGATCCAATGGATCATCAACTATCCGAATATCCGCATCCTGATTTCGACCGCCACGGGCGACCAGTGCAAGGGCATGATGGACGAGATTCGGAAGCATTTTCAGTTCAACAAGCAGTTCCGCTATTACTTCCCGGACTACTGCCCGCCCGCGAAGAAAGCGGCGGAATTCGGAAACCAGGAATCGTTCACCGTTCCGAACCGCACGGTGTACCGCAAAGAACCAACGGTTTCCACTTGTTCGGTCGGGAAGGTGATCGCGGGAGCCCACTATGAAGTCATCAAGAATTCGGACTTGGTTGATAAAGAGAACGTCAAAACTCCTGGCCAGATTGCTGATGTCATTGGGCACTTCGGTTACCTCAATCCGCTCCTCGAAAGGAGCGAAGTACCTCCTCATAACGGATGGATTGACGTGGAAGGGACTCGATACGACTTCGGGGATTTATACGGACGACTTCTCGACTCGGGGACTTATCGAACTGTTGTCCGCCCTCGACTTGGAGAAGAGACCGTTTGGCCGTCCCGGTTCCCCCCTTCCGAACTAGCGCGGATCGAGAAGGAAGTCGGCCCGTACATTTTTTCCTGCCAGTACCGCAACCGTCCGATCCCGCCCGAGGGAGGTCTGTGTGATCCAAAGGATATTGTATTTCTCCCCCGATCCGTCATCGGTCAAATTTTCCCCACGCTCCGACTGCACTGCACAATTGACCTGCACGGCCTGGAGCCAGCCCGAAATGATAATGACGCCACCGCGCTTACGGTTCATGGTTTCGACCGTGATGGGCGCTTGTACGTCCTCGACATTCGCCACGGACGGTTCACTCCCGACAAGGTGATCTGGCACATCTTCAACATCTACGCGATGTATCCCGGCATTGTGGATTTCAAGATCGAAAAGGATGCCCATGCGCGAGTACTACTGCCTTTCCTGCAACGAGAAGCATCTAAGCGGCAGCGTTTTCCTTGCATGGTCCCGATCAAGCGCGATACGCACGTTTCTAAACAACAGCGGATTCGTGGTCTGCAGCCTTGGTTTAAGGCAGGCATTGTGCGGTTTGCCGATGACCTATCGTGCAAGACCGATCTTATCCTTGAGATTATGCAGTTCCCCTCGCAGTCCGCAGGGGTCCATGACGATATTCTCGATACCCTCGCCGACGCCATGCAAAACCAGGAGGGAGGAGTCACCGATGATGTCATCGCCTCCCCATTCTTCGATTCCCGACAATTGTTTGGTGCTGAAAAGCCCAAAGACCGGTTCATGGGATTTGGTCCAGGTGGCGAGGAAGAATGGCTCTACGGAACGATGAGTAAGACGGTGGATTCGCCTACGGGGGTCTTGTGAGCTACGGCGACATGGGCGTAGCGCCGGTTCCGGAGGCGCTCCCGCTCGCACAGCAAAATAAAATCACCCAAGACTGGTCTGACAAAACGGCCCTGAGTGTCGTGCGCTCGGATTTTGCCTATGCGGAAGCCTATCGCACGCACGCGCACGACTGGCGCTACCGGAACGCAATGGAACTCTATCTCGCCTGGGCCGGGCAGCGCTATTGGGACGGCACGCGCGTTCCCCGCAGCTCGATTGGCATTTACGCCTGCTTTGAGCAGGTGGAATCGATGCTCCCGAAGATCGTGCGCATGATCTGCGATCCCGATACTTACGAGTTCTACGCCGAGGACCCCGACGCCGCCGAGCTGTGGAAAGAGCATCTCGTCGGGCAGCTCAAGGAAGCAAAGTACAGGGAGCAAATTCGCCTCTGCGCCAAGTCCTCGCTCGTGTACGGCAACGGCATCCTTGAATGGGGCATGGAGGATTATGAGGATGATACGGTCACCATCGAGGAGACCCGCAACGTAAAAAGTTACCAGATGGCTTACCACCCGCAGGTCGGACCCGTGGCCGTTCCGGGCGAAACGGAAACCAATTACAAGCGCAAGATCACGAGCGAGACGAAGCGCCGCCCCTATGTGCGCTACCGCTCGATCATCGATTCCTACGTGGACCCCAACAACGAATCGACGCAGATCGAGAAGGGCGGCTACTTCATCTTGCGCACCTACATGCGCGCCGAGGAACTCAAGGCCCTGCGCGGCAAAAAAGATTTCATGATCCCGGACGACCGCACGCTCTCCGAGTATTCCAAGGCCAAGACGACCTCGAACCAGGATGTCACGAAATTGTCGGCGGAACTCTTCCGCTACAACATGTGGAATCCCTCGCAGGATTACACCGCAGACCCCGCGCAGAAGCGGATCGAGGTCATTGAATACACCAAAGCCGAGCGCAAGGTCTGGATGCTCAACCGCGAGCACATCGCCTACAACCGGCCCAACAAGTACAAGCGCATCAATTTCCTCTCGATGTGCTATGCGGATGTCCTGGATCGCTGGCATGCGCTGGCGATCACCGACGTGGCCGAAGGCGAGCAACGCCTGCAGCAAGGCATCATCAATGCCAGGGTGGATGAACTGGCGCTCTCGATTCACCGTCCCATGATTAAGCGGCGCGGTGTTACAGTTCCCCCCTACCAGCTCAAGGTCCGTCCGGGGGTGGTCATTGAGGTCGAAAATCCAGAAGGGGACATCAAGCAGCTCGAAGTCCAGAACATCACGCAGCAAGCGTTCATCGAGGTCGAGGCGAGTGAACGCCGTGTTCAAAGAATTACGGGAATGTCTGACCTTGCTGCTCTTGGTTCGCCGACCTCGGGAGGAAATTCGGCTAATCGAACGGCTGCGGGGATTAATACGCAAGTTGGAGCCACTCAAGACCGCACGTCCTACTACATCCAAAACGCGGAAGATCACGTCATCGAGCCGCTCCTCAATATTTTCATTGAGCTGAACAAGAAATTCGGCGACCTGAAAGTTGCCGCCGCCTGGATCAAGCTCCATCCCAAATACTCGAACAAAAAGCCCGTGGACATCATGAACGCGCACGTCTACGCCGAGTGCTGGGGCGCGGTGCGGGCGCAGGCGAGGAGCGGCTTCCTGCAGCTCTTCCCCACGATTGCGCAGACCATTTTCAATCCCGAGATGCTGCAGCTCCTCGCGCAACAGCAACAGAAAACCATGTCGGTCGAGGTGTTCCAATCGATGATCTGGGACAGTTTGGGATACCGCCCGCGCGATCCACTCATGATCGACATGACGCCGCAGCAAAAACAGGCCATGCAACAGCCCCCGCCCGAGGTTAAGGCCAAGGCCCAGATGCAGCAAACGCAAATCCAGGCCGACCAGCAAAAGCATCAACAGGCCAACATGACCAAGCTTATCAACACGCTCGTCCAGGTCATTTTCAAGCACGCGGGAACGCTCTCCCAGCTTGACGATTCGCACCTGGAGCATTTGCAACAGCTCGCCTCGACGCATCTTTTGGCTGAGCAATCCCAAGATCAGGAGCCCGACAATAGTGCAGCCGCTTAAAGATGTATTCCGCCGCCTGATCCCCAAACTACGGGCCGATGTTCCGCAGCCGGAACAGACCACACCCGAGCAAATGAAGGCGGTGATTGATCTCGCCGAGGAGTTCGACAAGCTGCAGAACTTGCCGGTCTGGGAAAAAATCCTGCGGCAAATGGGAGCGGAAGTGCAGGGCGAGCTGATCGAAGCGACCAAGTTCAAGTATGAGCCGGTTCGCCAGGTCGCGCACACGACGAGGTGGGACGCGAAACGGGAACTTTTGGACAACGTGCTCGGCTGGATGGAAGCCACTCAGAACGAGCGCACAAGAATCATCAATGACTTTAAGGAAATGAAGGGAGTGGGCTAATGGCGGAAGAGATTAAAACGGGATTTGAGTACAAGCTCGCGGACGGCAGCGTCGTGAAGGCCGAGAACGTGGAGGAGGCGTTCAAAAACGTCGCCAAAATGAAAGAGGACACGAGCGCGGCCCTGCGGGAAGAACGCGCCAAGCGTGAGGAAATGGAAGCGCGCATCAACACCATGCAAGCGGAGATCAATCAGCGCCCGCGCCCCGTTGAGCGCGACGAGAACGGCTTCAATAAGGATCACTACTTTCGCTTGGTGGGCGAGGACCCCATCTCGGCGCAGAACTATTTGGATGCGGCGCGCTTTGGTATCGGCGATCCGAACCAGGTTCCGGGTTATTTCCAGGGCACCTTTCAAAAGGTATCGAATCTGGAGCAATCGACGCTCGCGGCGACCTTCGTGAACTCGCACCCGGACTTTCCGGGGGGCAATGACAACGCGCAGCAATTGACGAAGGAAGTGATGCGCCTGCAGCAAGCCGGGCATCCTGTGAACATGGACACAATGGACCTCGCCTGGCGCAATTGCGTTGAGAACGAAACGATCAAGCCCATCGAGCCTCCGCAGGAACAAGAGGAGCCGAATCCCTCGCTCTCGGGCGGCGGGGCTGGCACGCTCGATGCCGAAACGACACGAGTCGAGGCCGACGTGATGAGCGGCAAGATGAGCATGGCCGACTTTGAAAAATACCTCCGGTCCAAGGGAGCACTCAGTTGATCGAGGTGTTTGTCGCATTCACGCGGGAATCGAATATCAGCGATCTGGAGAAAACGCTGGAGGCGTGGAATCTTCCGGGCCTGGAGCCCATCGCCATCCAGATCAAGCAGGGGAAAAAGTTCGAGCTGCACCGCCGCGTGACGGCTGAAAGTGTTTCACGTGGAACATACATTCTGAGCGATATGATGTTCGGCCCATGCGAGGTGAAATTTGCGGAACTTGCCGAGCAGGCGCTTGGCGACAATCCCGACGCCGGGATGATTATCCCGAACGGAATTGTCATGGCGCGTGTCTGCAGGAAGGGGATCATCACGCACTGGCCGACTCCGCGCACAGTCACCTACACCGAGGAGCACGCGGAAGCCTATAAGCACGCGGGATATAAAGTCATTCCATGTCCATCAATTCACTGCCTCCCGTTAGCCGAGTCCTTGCCGTCGTAGTCCGTCACGGCAGGACCGCTTACAACGACCCCAAGCGCCCGAAGTTGCGCGCCTGGGACAACGTGCCGCTCAAAGAGGAAGGCCAGGAGGATATTCAGCTCACCGCCAATAAGCTGAAAATCTACAATCCGAAGCTCGTTTATTCCTCCGATCTCGCGCGGGACAGCCAAAGCGCCATCTTGATCGCCGAGATTTTGGGAAACATTCCGTTTGAGATCGACTACGCGCTGCGCACCGCCGACATGGGGACGCTCGCCGGGATGCTCGATGAGGATGCCGCGCCGCGCGTCTTGCGCTGGTATCAGAATCCGGGCGAGCCCGCGCCATCTGGAGAGACACGTTATGAATTTGAAAAGCGCATCTGGAAATTCATGGAACCGAAGCTGGACCTCGCGCGCAGTGTGGCGGCATTTCGCCCGGTGATCTTTGTGACGCATGGCCGCGTCCTCGCGATGCTCGACTCGTTCTACAACATGAAGCTTCCCGAGGACGGCAGTATGCCCTTCCCTGGCGGCTTTGGCGTCATCCGCTGCAACATGGATGGCGTCGATACCTTTGAACTCATTGGAGAAAGTGAGCCTGTGCATTTTGACACCTGAACCGCTGAAAATTGTTTGCGGCATTCTCTCGACCTATGAACGGAACGGCTGGCACCATCCCTCAATCACTCAATTCTTCGCCGATCTGCCGTTCAAGACCGGCTACGGATTCCGCGTAGTTCCCATCAACAATTTCGTTCCGGCTGCGGCGGGGCGCAATGTGTTCTGCAGAAATTTCAAGGACACGGATGCGGACTGGCTCTGTATGATCGACAACGACATGGCGCTCCCGGAGAATCTGTTTGACGCAATCAAGGACGCGCCCGCCGATGCGGGGATCGTTGTGCCATCGTTTTACCTGTGGGACCAAACGAAATCAAGGCTCGTTCTGTGTTGGGGTTTGGACAACGAACCGGAAAGAACGACGCCGACCGCGAGGTTCGGTCCTGGCTTCCACGAATTGTCGAAATGCGGCACGGGCGTGATCTTCATCAAGCCGTCTGTTCTGCGCGCCATGACCTATCCCTACTTCCGCTATCTCTACAATGAGGATCAAGGAATGGCCGGGACGGAGGATATTCAGTTTTGCCTCACCGCCCGCTCGGGCGGCGCGAAGATTTACGGCAACGCTTCCGTGACGGTCGGCCATTATCACAGCGTGGAACTGAGCACCCTTTGGAGTTGGGCCGAAAGCGTATACGGCGAGAAAAAGATTGACACGCAGAGTGACACGAGCGTAGAGTCCTCGCATCTGGACGCGGCAAGTCCTGCCGTCCCGCAAGAAGCAAAAGCGAGTCCCGCACAAGCTTCTTAGCGAAACTGCTCTCAAACGAAAGTCCTTCCGGCGAGAGACGGTCCTAGATCAGAAACTCTAGGGGTGTCTCATGGCCTATTCGCCTGCTGGGAATACCACCCAGACTGCGGGTTTAGCGCATCTAGCAACGGTTTGGTACAACCGGCGCGCCCTCGATCAGCTCAAAAAGCGCTTCCGCTTCTACAACGCCTGCGAACCGGACATGGTTCCGCGCAGGTCGGGCAAGACGGTGCAGTGGTTCCGCTACCAGCTCCTTGGTGCGAACACCACGCCCGCGCCCGAAGGGACTGTCAGTAACTCCAACACCCTCGGCTCGATCACGCTCTCCGGTACGGTGTCCGAGTATTCGGACTTCATTACCGTCTCCACGCTCCTCGATGAAACCGCCATCGATCCCATCGTACAGAACGCCGCCGAGCAGCTCGGTTATTCGGCTGGCCTGTCCGTGGACACGATTATCAAGGCGGCGTTTGACGGCCAGGCGAGCGCCGTCCTTTCCCCGGCCACGCTCGGCACCTTCGCGACGATTGACGACCTGCGGCGCTGCAAGGCGCTCCTCGAAGGCGTGGATGTGCGCCCCAAGGACGACAAGTACTACTACTGCATCATGCACCCGTACATCATCTACGACATTAAGAGTGACAACACGGCGGGCGGCTTTATCGATCTCATGAAGTGGGCCGATCCGAAAGTCTTTTTGGAACCGCCGAATCCGTTCGATGATCCGGTGGGCGTGGTCGAGAACATCAAGATTTGGGCCACCACCAATGTCACAACGAGCGGCTCTGCCCCCAACGTCCTGTACTCGGCCTATGTGGTCGGGCGCGGCGCTGCGGGCGCGGTAGACCTGCAGGGCTCCGGTCCCTCGCGCGTAGAGGACCCCTCCAAGCAGCAATTCCGAATCAACGTGATTCGCGGCGGCCCGCAGATCGCGGACCCTGCCGGAATGATCGGCGCGGCGGTTTCCTACCGCTACGTGTTCCTCACGCAAATTCTGGATACGGTCAACCTGCGCTACCGGATTTTCAAACCGGACGCGAGCCTCGTGTAAGGGAGACGACGAATGCCGAACGCAAATGTGATTCAACGGTTTGTCGGGGCCAACTCCCCGGCGCAGGGCGCGAACGTCATTCCCTCGATCACGCTCGTCACCACCACGGAGCAGCTCTTCGCCGTGCAATCGGGCGGCACGGCCATTATTGCGCCATTCCCTCCCGGCCAACTCCTCGGCGCGACCGCTGCACCGAGCTTCGCATCGGGGTATGACGGCTTCCCGTTCAAGGTCCGCGCGGCCTTTAAGACCACCACGGCGGGCACCTCCACGATTATTTTCAATATTTACGCGAACCAGGTCGGCACCACCATCACGGCGGGTAACAAAGTCGCGACCATTACGAGCCAATCGCTCGTGACTGCCTCGACTTCCGGGTGGTTGGAGGCGTATCTGATCTGGGATTCCATTGGGAAAACGCTTTCCGGTGGCCAGCAAGGCGGATTCGGAACCACGGTCGTGACCGGCAACGCCGCGCTCACGAACACGGCGATTTCCATCCCCGCGCTTTCCAATTTGAACTTTGCCGCGAGCGCCACGAACGGCTCCAGCGTCGTGGGCAATATCGTGACGCTGACTGAATTTGTTGTTGAGACGGTGTAAGGAGACAGCCGATGCCGAATTTTGGAATGCTACCTCTGGGCGGGACTCTTTTGGGTCTTGCCACTGTGACCACGACCGGAACGAGCGCGGCCCTCACGCTTCCCCCGGCGTCGAGCTACCGTCTCATCATTCAAGCACAAACGGTTTCCGGGACGCTGCCGACGCTCGTCGCCATCGTTTGCACCTCAATGGACGGAGGCACGACCTACAACGAAATTCTCTCGTCCTCAACCATCACCTCTAGCGGCCTGGGACAGCAACTCATGGTCCGGCCTTACCTGGGGATCGGTGACGCGGCCACCTCGGCATCTTCGACCTTGCTCGGTACGGCGGATATGGGCGCAGCCATCGTGAACAATGGTCCGATCATTCCCGGTTTCATCAAGATTCGCTGGGTGATTAGCGGCACGACGCCTTCAATTGCCTGGCAGGTGCAGTACGCCGCTGTCCCGCAGGACTTGAGCGACTAGGGGCCAATGCTCATTCTCGATACGCCCGCGCAAGAGCGAGCGTCTCGCTCAGGGGCAAAGGAACGCACTCTGGCGCAGCGGAACGCGGCTCTTGCGCAGGAAATTCAATCCAATACCATCTCGGTTCGCACCGACGCGGGCCGCGACACAAGTTCGCTCCTCGAACAGATGGGCCGACCGCTGACCAGTACCGAGGTTCAGCGGCGGCTCCTTCTGTGCAACCCCCGGCTGATCTTTGAGCGCTCGATCCGCTATCCCTCCTTGACCGGCGTATACATCGAGAAGGATGAGCGCACGGCGGCGGGGACGTGGGGGAAACGGAAGATTCACTTGTTCGGGATGGAGAGCGGCATTCTCCCGGAATTTTCCGTGCTGCACCAAACAACCAAGCGCGTTCCGAATCCTGAATTGATCGCCGCGATGGGAGACAAGAAACCTTTTCCGCGCGACGGCGTGAAGTGGGTGGATGTACCGACCTTTGAAGGCGAGACGCGCGGCTGGCGCACAGTCCTGATCCGCTTATTGCATCTCGAACTCATTACACGCGGCCAGGTGGATGAACATTTCGGGTGGACTCCATCGCGTCCCTCGGAGCGCTGGGCGGCGCTCACCGAATGAGTAAGCCTTTTGGACGAGCAGCATCGAGAGAGGAAAGCGAAATGCCAACAAACATGCAGCCCGGAAGTATTTCGATCACGCCGGAACAGCTCCAGGAACTTTTGCGCACGGCCATCGCCGAGGCTGTGGGCCAAGCAACGAAGCTCAACCCCATTGAGCAGCGCAGGCTCGATGAGGAACTCCAGAAGGATCGTCGGCGCAACATGATGATGATCCAGCTCGGCAAGATCGAGGAGGAATCCGCGCGCCAGAAACGCGACGGCTGCTCCCATATGCGCCATCCTGCCGGGGCTGGGAAACTCGCGGGTCACAGCGCGCCAAAGGGATCGCTCGGCGCGGAATGGTGTACGGGCGGGCAAGCCTATCAAGACGGCACAGCGATGATTATCTGCCTGCGCTGCAGCTCCACATGGCTCTTCCGCCCCGATCCGAACTACTACAACGCGATCCTGCAGAATGGGCTCCTTGGCGAAGCGCCGCCGCCAGAAGCGCACACGATTTGTCCGGGATGTTTCAACCTAAAACCGGAGTGCCGCTGTAAGGAATTGTATTTGATCTCCAAGGCCGATGAAGCGGTCGCGCAGGCCATTCACGGAGTTTCGGAAGTTGTCGCTTAAATAAAAAGGGCCGCGCGCTCCGCACGGCCCCTCTATGTGCCGACCCTTAACTGCTCCGGGGATTCTAGCACATGCCGTCAACTTATTCGCCCCAAGACGCGATCAATCTCGTGCAGACCTACGCGCACGGCGCGCCTCTCGTCGTGCCTGCCGCGAATATCGTGGACATGATCTCAAGCGCGATCTGGCGCTACTACCCTTGGGGCTGGTCCATCAATTCCTTCACGCAAACGAACATGGTGCAGCTCACGCAAGGCGCGGGCGCGCCGCCGACCGGGGGAGCGCAATTTACCGGGAATCGCCAGGATTACACCATCACGGGCGCATGGTTTACATACCCGATCAACATCCAGTTCGGAGGCGTCACCAATAATAATTTCGGCGGCGGTTTCATTGTGCAGACGACGCCTAATGGTCTCTCGGAAGTCGGCACGACGGTCACGATCAACACGCTCTATCCGCACAACCTGCCGACCGGCGCAACGCTCGCAGGAACGACCGGCACAATTGTTTGTGACGCAAACACTGCTTGGAACGGCTTGACGGTTACGATCACGACCGTTTCGACGAATCAACAAATCGTCGGAACGGTCTCGCCGTCAGGGCTCCCCGCGTCGGGCGGATCGGGCGCTCCGCTTATCCTACGACCGCTCAAGATGCGCCTCGCGCGCCTGGATACCAATCCCCCGGAATATCGGGAACTTGCCGCGCTTGCGAATCTCTCTCCCGAACTCTCGCGCACGGCGGGAATCGACACGATGGGCGCGGTCGGATGGTTCGCTTCGCAAAGTTTCTTCCGGCTCATGAATTCGCCGCAGGTTTCGCAGGGACAAATCATTCAGCTCCTTGGCGAATACCAAGCGCGGCCCGCGAAGGTGACGGCGGCGAACATGACGACCCCGTTCCCCTTTCCCGATGACTATTTCAACGTCATGGACGCGGGAGTCTTATGGAAGGTCTACCAGCTCACCGACGATCCGCGCGCGGGCGGTGCGCAGCAATCGAAAAACGGATCGATGATCCAGCAATACACGGGACAGCTCGGACACTTTATGTCCCTACTCCTGGAGATGGCAAGGACTGAGGACTTAAATGCAGGAGACGAATTTATGTATCCAGAGTCTCCTTTAGGGGTAGGGCGCTCTTATTGGCCCGGACTTTTATGGTGTTTAGAATCAGTAGGATACAAGTGTGTGTATACGTTTACTCCTTGCCTCGTTTTTCAGTTAAAAGATTGCGGTGCCTTACAAAGACCAGAATTCCGAAGCTGCAATTGCAAGCCGCCAGCGAACGTCAAGAACTTACGAGGCAAACCATCGCGAGAAGCGGCGTGAAGAAAAACGAACCGCATACTGGAGCGATCCCGACGCGGAGCGTGAACGCAATCGCGATCTCAAAAAGCGCTGGCGAGTTGAGGGTAAATGCGTAAATTGCGGCAGCCTCAACGATCTATTGCCGAAAACGCTGTGCTCGGGTTGCGCTCCCAAAATAGCGGCAGCAACGAAAAAGTGGCATCTGCGCCTACGCCGCGAAGCGTTCAATGCCTACGGTGGCCCGCAATGTAAATGTTGCGGGATTTTAATTGACGACTTTTTGACCATCGATCACATCAATGGCGGCGGAAATCGGCAAAAGGAAGAGCTTGGAGGCGGTGGCGTGAAACTTTACGCATGGCTGAAACGTGAAGGTTATCCGCCCGGTTTCCAAGTCCTCTGCATGAACTGCAATTTTGCAAAGGGCAAGTATGGCCAATGCCCGCACGAGCGTGGGGTCTAATGGCGACTAAGACAATCACCGCCTCTCAAGCCTTTCAAGACAGCGCGGGAAACATCCTCGCGAGTGGCACGCTCATTCTCCGCTTGAGCGCTCTCGCCAATGCCCAGGCCGCAGGCGGCGGGCAGATCGAGCCCGTGGACATCGTGATTCCGCTCACCGCAGGAGGGCTTATCACTGGCGCTTCTCTGAATCTTTGGGCGAATGACCAGCTCGTCCCCGCTTCGACGTTCTACACGATGCGCCTCTACAACTCGAATGGTCTCCTCGTTGCCGGTCCCGCCAACTGGACGATTGCGGGCAGCTCGCCCATTGACGTGAGTGCGATCAGCCCCTAATGCCCCAGGAAAACCAGCTCGCGCACCGCGTTTTGAGCAGCCTTGCGCTGCCGTATCAGACCAATGTGTCACCAACGCTGACAGACCCGCATTTTATTTCCGGGTCCACCGATCTCCTCACGAGTATCAACGGTTACGCTGAACGCCGCCCTGGTTTTTCCACAAACGTCGAAGCCACGCCCACGACGTTCAACAGCCTGCAGCGCTTGTTCTCCTGGGATCGGTTTGACGGCGTATTCATCATCATGGCCTGCGACATCAACGCCTCTGGATTTGCGGTGGTCTATAAGTTGCAAGTGGGGATGGACGCGAGCTTTGTATCTATTTACACCGAAGCAACCGCCACTGCCACGCCGTACGACTTCGTTGTTTCGAACAATACCGTCTATTTCTCAAACGGCTTCTACGTCCGCAAATGGGACCCCATAAACGGCCTCTCAAATTGGGGGATTGCTCAGTACGCGGCGAATGCCTCAAGCGCGGCCTTCACGGGAACAGGAGCGAATAACGCAAGCGTTGGCACAGTGGCTTGGGTGAATCCCACCAATGTTCAAGGCGCGCCCGATACCGTCTACACGACCATGACAGTTCCCGCTGGCCCGACGTATTCCAACTACCTTTTTTGCACCAATTTCGGATTCACAATCCCCTCGGGAAATACAGTGAGCGGGATTCAAGGGGTCATTCGAGGGCACGTAACCAATGGATTCTTCCCGCCCTTAAACGGAGTGGGCGCATACCTTTTAATTGGAGGCAGCGTTTCAGGTTCGCCTCGATTCACTTCCATTGGTCTGACCGTGGATGCCAATGGAACGATTGGAGGGCCAACAGACCTTTGGGGCCTGTCTGCGATCAGCCCCGCTCTTACCAATGCGGTTACGTTTGGCTTGGCGATTTTTTGCAGCTCTACCGCCGCGCACGGTCAGGTGTTTTCGCTCGATTCCTGTCAAGTTACGGTTTTTAATTCCGGCGCGCCCAATGTCACTTTTGTTGGCACGGGGCTGACGGCATCCACCGGCTATCAGTACGTTCTTTGCTATGGCAACTCGAACACTGGTCACGTTAGTTCGCCTTCCCCTGTCACGAATCTTGTCAAGCCGGTGAACCAAGGGATGTCCATTCCCGTGGTGGCGTCCAGCGATGCGCAAGTGAATCAAATTCGGATTTTCAGGACCACGGATTCCGCCTCGGGCCTTGGAGGGCAATCCTACTTTGAAATTCCGAACTCCCCGGTTCCGAATACAACTGCGGCCATAACCGACAACGCACCGGATATTTCCCTGAACGCACTCTCGATTGCGCCGACGCCGACGTTCAACGATCCGCCGACTCCGATTCAGGGGATGGTGTATTTCTCGGGCCGTATCTGGGGCTTCACGGGGAACAAGGTCTGGTTCACGGGGCTAGAGGAAATCACGATTGGAGTACCCGAGGAGTGCATGCCTTCCGGGATCGCCGGGAACTTCTGGGCCTTCGATCAGCCGGTCCAAGCCCTTATGGTTGCCGGGATCGGCGCGAACCAGGGCCTTGCCGTGCTATGCGGTGGCCGCTTCTACGGCATCCAAGGGAACTCGCTCGACACCTTTGTGCGCTTTCAGCTCTCAAATCGCCGTGGCGCGCGGAATCGCACATGTGTCTCCGGTCTTGGCGGCATGATGGGCTGGCTCGATAGCGCGAACCAGGTATGGGCCACGGACGGCACGAATCTAAATGAGCTATCCACGCTCATCCGCAACGATCTCTCAGGGATCACCCAAGCGAGCTGTTCCTTGACCTTTCATACCGCTGGCCGCTTTCACTGGCTCGTGCTATCGACCGGCACAAAACTCTACGTGTATGATGTGGATCAAGACCAATGGATGCCGCCGTGGTCCTTCGCGGCGACGTATATCTACAGCGGCGAAATCTCGCCCGGCAATTATGTTCTCATGGCCTCGAACGGAACGAAGGCGCTGCAGCTCAACGTGGCCGGAACGGCTGGCACATTCAATGACAACGGCGCGACCTATCAGCCGGTCTTGAAATTCGGCCTCTTGTCCGTGGTCCCAGATTACGGATCACGCTTCTCCTACATCGGAGTCGGCAGTTACAACGAGCCGACGCGAACAGGTTATCCGTCCGTGTTCCAGCTCACCAATAACGGCAATGCGATCAGCGATTTCCTGATCTGCCAGGATGACGATCCGACCGTTGCGACCTACCAATCCATCGTAGCGAATAAGGTGGATACGGTTGTGGCCTTCAACCGGCAGAACGGCACGACCATGACCCAGCAAGTTTTCCCGACCATTCAACCTGCCGCGCGCTGGATCGGCATGGAAATCAAGCTCGCGAACGCGGATCAAGCTGATAATCTATATGAGCTGTTCATGGCGTACAAAGGAATCGGAGGCCGCTAATGGCAAACATGAATTTCCCCGACGTGCCGCCCGATCCGAAACGCAACCCCCTCCCGCGCCTGGCTCAGACGATGGCTTACGGGAGCGGCACCCTCGCGCCAAATGGTCACATTATTTCGCAGCTCCACAGGTTGCGGCGGGGATTCCCTTATATGCGCGGGGGGCTGCCCGTTCCTCCGGTCCCACAGTTTAAGGGATTGAATCTGTATACGCAGGCAACGCAATTGCCGACCGCTGTGAATCCGGCGCTACGGGCTCCCCTGCAGCCTGCATTCCGCCAAACGCTTACTTCAACCCGTGTGCGCCGAACCGTGCAAAGCGTGCCGAACGTGGTGACGCCATAAAGGAACAGCTTAAGCTCCGGGTGGCGAAACCGGAGGATTCTGCCCAGATCGTAGAGTGGCTGAATCTAAACAAGGGAAATCTGTTTGACCCGGACGTTCTCTCCTATCCGACCTTGCGCGTCCTTTGCGCCTACAACAAAGAGCCGGTGAGCTACCTACCAACGCAACGCGCCCTGGTTCTCGAATCGGTTGCCGTGAATCCCAAGGCGGGAGACCTTGACCGGGCGCAAGCGCTCCGCGATCTCGTGAAGGGATCGGAACTCCTTGCCTCATCGGACGGCATCCGGGAGATATTTCTCTTCGGCAAGGACACGGCAGTGCTCGACATTGCCGAGGCGCGCGGATTTGAACTCCTCCCCTGGCCCGTCCTGCGCATGAAATTATGAGCAATATCCTGCAATAAGTGTCTACTTTTACCCTTAGCAATTTAGGTATGATAAACCGGATGCGTGAATTCCCTCGTCCACACCCGCATTGTCATCGATATTGCCACAGGCAGGGTGATTGAGTGTGATTCCTTGGCGTACGAGGGAGCTTGGGAGTTGGCCAAGGGGGGCAACTCCCAATCAGAAATGCAGCAAGCGAATCAGGTAAGCCAGCAACAGCTCCAACTTCAGCAACAGCAACTCCAGATGCAGCAAAAGCAGCTCGGGATGGTGAATCCCTCCCTCCAGGCCATAATTTCCAATGGTGGGATGCTCCCCGCGCAGCAAGCCGCGATGACCACCCAGGCCATGAACGGCCTCGGCCAGCAATACCAAAACCTCTATGGATCGCTCTCCTCAACGCTTGCTGCACGCGGCCTTACAGGCGGTCAAAACGCTGGGGGTGGCGGCATTGCGGCAAGCTTTGGTGCGCTCGGCGCGCAGCAAGCGGGGCAGGAATCGCAACTCCTGAACGACATCCAGCTCCAGAAGGGCCAGCAACTCCAAGGCGCTCTCGGCATGGGCCTTGGGGAAGGATCGATGTATGGGTCCCAAGCTGGGCAGGCGGGCGGTCTTGGCGTTGGCGCACTCGGCAGCGCCGTGACAGCGGCGAACAATGCCGACCAGGCGCAGACGGGATTCTGGGGATCGCTTGTCGGCGGTCTTGCTGGTCTCGGTTCAGCGGGAATTTTGAAATGCTGGGTGGCCGCAGAGCTGTATGGCGGATGGTTCGCCCCGGAAACGGTCACGATTCGCGCGTGGCTTTTCTCCACATGGTACATGGCTCCATTTTGTTTCTTCTACCGGATCATGGGCCGACGCTGGGCGGAACTTATTCGCCAGAAGCCCATGCTAAGGCGCTCAACTAAATTACTTTTCGATCTGTTTTTGCGGTGCGCCGAATGATTCCCGCAACTGTAACTGGTCGCGCCCGGTCAGGCTACCGGCATGGAGACGCTCGCAGGAACCGGCAAGCTCCCGAACACCACACGTGGTCGATGATGAAATTCCGTTGCTGTAATCCCAAGGCGACCAGTTTTGAATATTATGGTGACCGAGGGATTAAAGTCTGCAAGCGCTGGCTGGACAGCTATGAAAATTTTCTAGCTGACATGGGACGTAAACCCTCTCCCAAACATTCCATTGAACGGATCGACAACGACGGGCATTACGAGCCTGGCAATTGCAAGTGGGCGACTCGGGCAGAGCAAATGGGCAATCGTAGAGCATATAAAATCCGGGAATTTTGTACCAAGGGACACCGGATGAACCCCGAAAATACTTACATTTTTCCAAATACGCACCGCAGAAGGTGTCGTGAATGTTTTAAGAATTGGCATAAAAATTGGTACGAGGGGGCACAATGAGCGACGGAGCGCTTCCCCTCACCCCGCCCGATCCTCAGGCGCTACAGCAAGCCTTGACGCAAATGTCACCGGCAGTGACAGGGCAGCAAGCGCCTCCGAACATGCCGCAGCAAACTCTTCCGCCTGCCATGCCCCCGCCAGAGCAGGCCCAGCCGCCGCTTGATGTGAACCTTGGCACCGCGACCCAAGGACAACAGAAACCGCAGACAGCTCCTCCGAAGCAAAGCGCCGTTCCCGCGCTCGCTGGATTCCTGCAGCAAATGATTAAAGGTCCGGGATACGAGGGCGGTACGGGCAGTCCGGGCAGCGCTGGCTCGCAACCTGGCCGTCCCATCTCTCGCCTCGATAGCTTTGAAAGTTTCATCGGCAACTTCCTCAATTCTTTCTCGCAGGGAATGTCCAACGCTGGCACCGGTCCCGCAGCGAATGCGCGCGGCTTCGGCGCGGCAGTCCAGGCTCCCTACCAACGCGAACTGCAGCAATACCAACTCGGCCAGCAACAACAGGTTCAGCAAGCGCAGGTCGCGCAGACGCAAGCGGAGACCGAGCGCACCCAGGCGCAGGCACAGAAAGTGCCAGTGCAGCCGTACGGGCCACAGGGGCCGACGATCTACATGTCGGCGCAGGAAGCTAAGGGCATCATGCAGGCTGGAGTGGCTGGCCAAGCGAAGGTCGCCGCGCAAAGCGTCAATCGATTCAAGATGGGGCCGTTTGGAATTTACGATACGCAAACGGGACAGAATGTAAGCGGTACGGGCGGTGGCGGGATGATGGGCGTTGCCAAAGTGACGCCCGACATGGTGTCACGAGGCGTGCCTCCCCAACTCCTTGGATCAAACCAAAAGAACTCCGACATCGCGTCCTACATGAACGCGCGGTCTCGTGGTGAAGTGATCGGACAAGGCGCGGAAGGACCGTCCCTCGTTGACAAGGGTCTCGCTGCGGCAACTGGAGGACAGCAAGGTGTGACCGGGCTTGGACTCGGCAATCCTGGGGCTGGCCGACCGATGGAAGTCGGCGATCCGAACAATCCAGGGCAGACCAAGATCGTCTCTGGCGAAACCGCCGTCCGCCTCGGCATGCCTGGTCGCGGATCGGCATCTGTCACCATTCCTGCCAATACCCTGAAATATTTTACATCCGGGGACGGCGGCAAGCTCCTCACTAATTTCAACACCGCAACGCAACATTTACAGCTCCTCTCGCGTCTGGGCAAGGCGCTTGAGGAGGGTGACTATCCTTCTATCAACAGCCTTTCCCAATCCTGGAAAACAGCAACCGGCCAGGCGGCACCAACGAATTTCCAACTCGTCCGCGAAGCGGTCTCGGGCGAAGTTGCCAAGACATTCGCGGGGACAGCCACCGTGGATGAGATTGGCCGCATCACTGCGGCGGTTCAGAAAGCGCCCTCCTCGGCTCAATTAGATGGAGCAGTGCAGACCGCGACTGATCTCATGCAAGGGAAAATTGACGCGCTTGCTAAACAATACAAGGGAGGCATGCAGTCGAAACCGGCATTTCCGACTCCTCCCAGCGCCACCGGAAACGTCTCAAGTGCCGTTCAGTCGCTTAAACAAAAATATGGGGCACCTCAGTAATGGCCCAGGCTCCCAACGTCGCCGGGATGATGACCGATCCTGATTTTCAAGCACTCGCGCCATCCGACAAGCGGGCGGCTTTAACGGCTGTGACGGGCGATAAGTCCTTTGACTCTCTGGATGACGGCGAGACGATGCAGTTTGTTTCCGGGTTTCCCTCCACAAAGGGCGGCAATCCACTCCTCGCCGCGCAAGGACTTGGCAACATCGATCCATCACAGCAAGCGCAACAACAGCTTGCCACGCAAGACCAACAATTAATGCAGGGTGCTGCGGGTGCGAACGAAAAAGGTGCCACGAGTGCGATGCGCGCCGCCCGCCAAGGATTAACACGGAAAGTTGTAGTGAGCGGCGCGAGCGCACTGCCAGCGGTCGGTACGGTTGTCGGCAGTGCGCTTGGATCAGAAGTTCCGGGCGCTGGCAATGTCGCTGGGGCCGCTCTTGGCGGTGCGGGTGGCGAGGCCGCGAAAAAAGGTTTCCTCGCTATGATCGGCCAGAATCAGCAAGCCCCATTTAGCGGGCAAAATCTGCAAGATATTGGCATGGCCGGTGCCCAAGGCGCGGGCGCTGAAATGGGAGGCCAGATCATAGGCAAAGGCTTGGAGGCGGTTTCTCCCGCAATTGGCCGGGGAATTCAGAAATTGATGGGCGAGTCGCCCGAGCGCATCGCCGAGTTGCAATCTCTTTTCCCTAAAGAGCGAGCGCTGGAAGGAGCAGTCAATCAAGCGGAAGAGGGATCACGCACGGCATTCAAGGCCGCGTACGACAATATGGGGATCGATGCCGCCTCGGTGAATGTGGCGAAGTCGCGCAACCTGGCCAACAATGCAGCGGAGGAGCTTTCGAAATTCACGGGAGTTCCGCGACCTCTTAGCAAGGTCACGGACATTCCCAGGCCCTCCGAAAGCATGCTTGTCGGCAACGATCCGGGGACGATCCTCGATCAGCTCGCCTCCTGGGATCAAGTCCCGTTTCGTGACGCGCAACGATTTCGCGAGGGACTTGAAACCTACATCTCGAAGTCGCGGCCACCTGCGCAGGTCTACAACGCGCTCAAACAGGTCTCAGGCGCGCTCAGTGATGGCCTAAAAGCAACCGCAGATACCGAAGGAAAACTCCCGGAATATCTCGCGGCAAATAAAATGTTCAAGGAGCACGCGGCTGATTTCTGGAATAAAGGCGCGCCTCTGCGGGACTATTTGCCGATTCAAAAGGGCGGAAAAGTTGTGCCGGGCCAGGAAGGTGCAACGCTAAATCGTCTAACGCAGACCGCAAACCAAAGTCGGGCGCTTGATGCTCTACAGAGACGCGGCGTACCGACCGACACTATCAAGGCGATTTTGAGCCAGGGAACCGATGCAGTGAAAACGAATATTGCGGATGCGGTCACTTTGAAAAATATGGGACAGGGAGTGCTGGATCAGCAAGCAAGAGCGCCTGTGCGAGCTGCGGTTTTGAAGCGTGGAATGGAAGCTGTGGGCATTGGGAGTGGCGGGATTCTTGCCGACTATCTCGCTCGTAAGGTGGGGGCAAGAAAATGACTCAGCTTCTAAGTTTTCGTGCTTCGCTAGGCGACATAAAAAAGACCAGATAAATCATTTTGCCTACTGATCTGAGGCATTGCCAAAAACAGAGGGCAGCTACGATTTCAAGCAGTAAGGTCATGGTCGGACTCCTTTGTTAGCAAAGTATCATAAATGTATACGTGGGGTCAATGTTTATGATTTGTGGGCGTCCTAACTGCCAATGCTATGAAATACTGCCGGGCATCCATCTCCATCCGCCCGTCACCGTCGAGGACAAGACCGACCGCAAGCCCAAGCGGAGAATGAAGCCTAAGAAGGAGGCCCGGCAATGGACGATGTTTCCGAATCCCACCTAGCGAGCGTGCATCCTGAACTCGCGCGGCGCGTGCGTGAGATGGCCGAGAAGGTTCGCCTGAACGGTCCCGTGATCCGCGTGACCTGCGGACTCCGCACTTGGGCGCAACAGGACGTGCTCTTCGACCAGGGCCGCACCTTGCCGGGGAAGGTGGTCACAAATGCTGCCGGTGGCCGCTCCGCTCATAATTTCGGTTACGCGGTCGATATAGCGGTCGAGGACGAAGCATTCCCAATGTTCAAGCCCGACTGGAATTCAATGGACATTCAATGGAAACAAGTCTTGGGGATGGCTCTTGGCTGCGGTCTCGCCGAGGGCGCGCAGTGGAGGAGTTTCCCGGATATGCCGCACCTCTACCTCAATGAGCTGCCAGCGGACCCGACCGAAGAAATGCGATCCGTCCTGCAGCGAGGAGGCATGGATGCTTTATGGGCCTACTTCTCGGAGACCTACAAGGTGCCACTTACGGAGGCCGTGTAATTATGAGCCCACACGAAATGCAAGACCTTGTTTTCCATGTGATCGTCGGCTGCTCGGTCGCTCATACACTCTTGCCGCCCTGGGATTTCCTGGATCAATTTCCCACCGCGCAGAAGTACTACAAGGTTTTCATCTATATCGTGGGTTACGTGGCGCTCAACGGTCGCAGCACGGTCTATAAGTCCATCTCGGCTAGTAACGGGAATACGCCCGCGCCTCCAGCGCCGCCCGCTGCGCCCGTACCGCCAAAGCAATGAACTGGATAGAGCGTGTGTGTCTCATGGTAGTCACGGCATGTTTTGGAATTCTGCTCTTTGAGGGCGCTCTCCTCTTGCGCGAGGCGCGCCTGAAACTCGATGAGGTGGCCGGGCAATACGCTGGACTCGTGAGGCCGACCGAGCAAGCCATTGCGCAAGTTTCAGCGGCGGGAAAGACGCTGGCACAGATCGGCGCGAAGGAACGGAATGATTTCGACGCGCAGCAAGCGTACTACCAGAAGCTCACCCAGGATACGGATGCGCTACTTGCGAGTATGAATCGCACGGTGGGGAATGTGAACGATGTGGTTCTACCTAAAGTGGGCTCTGATCTTGATTCCCTCGCTGGGGTTTCTGTACGTGCTGGCGATGATCTGGATCGTGTTGCGAAAACACTCGACGGAACCGTTGGAGCCGCAGAGCCCCTTCTCGTATCCGTCACGGAAGATGCCCAAGACGCCCGGCCCGCGATCCAAAACTTCGCGGCCATGACCGCGCACGGCGTGGGCATCTCGGCGAGCTTGGAGGATATTTCGCATCGTGTGGATGTTGCCGTGGGAAAGGCTCTCGCTCCGAAAAACAAGTTTCTGGCGGGGCTCAACGCGATGGCCAAGGGAGCGATCACCGTCGCCGAATTCATTTTTTACGTTACGCACTGAGGAGGATCACATGAGTTGGCTGAAAAAGATCGGAGCAGAAATTGCTAAAATCCTGGGGATCGTGCAGAAGGCCGAGCCGACCGTGGTAAGTTTCACGGAAGCGCTCTTGCCGCAATTCGCGCCCTTCATCGCGAGCGCGGATACCATCTTTCAGAACATCGTCAAGGAAATCGTGGCGGCGGAAACGGCGGCTGCGGCTGCAGGACAGTCGGGAACCGGCCCCCAGAAGCTCGCCGCTGTGCTTGCTAACGTCGGTCCCATGCTGGACACCTGGATCGCGTCCAACTTCCCCGGCGCGGCCAAGCTCGCCGATGCGACGAAAGCAGGGCTCGTGAACGCGGTGGTGGCGGTGCTGAATGACGTACAGCCTGCAGCTCCCGCGACCACCGCGCCCGCAGCGCCAGCGGCTTAATCGCCAACGCCTGAGAACCGATCAAATGCCGCCGTGGCGCGCTTGTGAACTTCCGCGTCGCGGATATTGGCTTTGGCCGCGTACCGCAGGAGCGTGTCCGGCGAGACGTGGCCCACCCATTTCATAACTTCGGGAACGCTGTGGCCGTCGCGCAGCCACCGGGTGATGCAAGTGGAACGGAACTTGTGATCGTCCACTCGGCCACCGATCTTTGCTTTATCGGCCACGCGCTTCACGATCCGCAAAAGATGCAGGTCGGCGTGCCCCTTGGAATTGGGGAACACGAGAGCGGTCCTTGCGAGCTTCATCCCCTCCATGCGGTCCTTGATCTTGATCGTAAGCCACACCGGAACCGGAACGTCGCGCTGCGATTCGACCGTCTTGGTATTCCAGTCCGTTTTCGGTTGCACGGTCCAGACCGAATGCTTAAAATCAATGTCGCCAAAGCAAAGGTGGGCAAGCTCTCCAGAGCGGAGCCCGGAGCACAAGAAGGAGTTGAGCACCAAGCGCTCCTCGCCAGTCGCGTGGTTCAGGAGCGCATTGATCTCATCGTCCGTGTACTCCTCGGGCTCCCGCTCTGGTTTCGGTGGCCAGTCGTCCGCGCGCAGTTTCGTTTGCACCCCGCACCACTTGAGGAAAACCATCACATTGAGGAAATTGTTGTAGACGCTTCGTTCAGAAAGTCCCTCGCCCGTACGCAAGTAGAGTTTGAATCCAAGCATGGCTTCTCGTGTGAAGGACTGAACATCGGTCTTTCGTGTGGCCGCTTTGAAATAGCGGAGGCTGTTGGAATATGCCTGCCAAGTCTTACGCGCCTTGTTGGCCTTGATCTCTTCGAGGTAGTCATCGATCCGGCGCGTTAGGGAATTGTCTGGAGCGGTGAGTTCTACGGGAGCGGTGAGGCCGCGCCGCGTGTATTCTTTCGCGAGGTCCATCGATTGAATGTCGGCAACGGCTTGGGCGAAATTCTTTCCGAGCGGCTTCACCTGGCGGTGGCCATCGGCGTCTGTATACCGCGCGTAGAACGATCCCGCGCCGTCCGGCATGAGGTAGTTCCCTTTTTTCTGTTGAACAGTGACGAAGCGCTGATTGATCCGGGCGAGTAGCGTGAACTTGGCTTTCATGGTGTTTCTCCTTGAGTTCCACGTCATTGGGAACTCTACTGAGAACTGTATACCATAAGCCTTGTAATGTCAATAGCTGACGGAGAGGGTGGGATTCTAGCTATGGATTTTGCGCGCAACCACTAAACCAGCTATAAACAGCATGTTTATTGGTTTTCTTACTTCTTGCAAGTGGGACGCATGGGACTCCTGGGGCCATGTTTTACGCTTTACTGGCAACTTTGGCAACTAGGCATAGTAATCGTCCTGGCGTTTCCAGCGGTCAAAGATCGAGGGGTCATGTTTAAGCAAGAGGATCGCTGAGGCGATAAATTCGGACGCGGGGACATTGGCAGCGGGGTTGTTGTTGAAATGGATGCAGGTGCGGTCAACCTCAAAGCCAACCGGATCGTATTTGCGGATGTATCCATTCTCGATGAAGTATTTGAAATTGCCAACTTTTGTGATTACGCCGCCCCCGTGGCCAACTGTACCGGTCGCCTTCATGACCCGCTTCAAATTCTCCATCGCTTTGGTCTCCGCTGCAAATTGGTCGAAAACGGGCATTTGCCGCCTCCTTTCTAATTCTTCACGTACTTCAGCCTGGATTCTCTTGCCATACTTGTAGGACCGCGCTGTGAAATATCCCAAACCAACAGCCAGGCCCACATCGAGCCCGCCAATGAAAAAATGGTGCCGATGAAAACTGTAGAGCCCGATCCCGAAGTCATACGCAATGACGATTCCTTGGATGACATACACGACCGGGCTCAACCAGTTTATAAATCGCATCTAGCCTCCTGCGATGGGCCGAACGATGACAACATCTTGCGTGTCCCGCGTGACCTTTTCGACCGCTTCCCCGGTGTTCAGGCTGAACGCCCGGCCCCCGGTCTCCTTCTCCAAGTTATCCACAAACGCATTCACCTCGGTCATGTCTGCGGTTTGCGGATCATAATCGAGGAGCACATCGTCGCCCCTCGGACTGAACATCTTCACCTGCACGTTTGGCATTTCATCCTCCTCGAAGAGAATTTAGACACCTGCGGGAAAGTTCGGTCGCCTCCTATGCTGCGCGTGTTTTCTTCCCTACAAACCTCGTCTCGCTCATCTTGGCCGCTCCGCGCTTGATCGCCTGGCGGTGCCGATTGGAAATGGCCGCGCTTCGGCAGTGGTCGGCGACCAGATGGTTCGCAAGCCAGCGCCACTTACGGTAGCCGTACCAAACGAAGTCCTCGCGTTCGCGTTGGACGGGTGCTTCGGCGTTACAGACGGGACATTTAATTCGCAGGCCCAGATGCGCCCCGAATTGGCGAACGTCCCAGAAGTTCTGAAAGTCGCGATCTAAGAAAGTCTGCAGGGACGCCAAGTCTTTGCGCGAGAACTGCGACAAATCGTTCGGTCTCGGCGTAGGCGATGCCGGTCGCAACGTGCTTGTTGATGTGGCCATTGGGTAACGCTCCTTCTGAACTAGACGTGTTGGGCCTCTTATAGAGATGATAATTCACCGCGCCTGTGGGAATGTTGAGCTTTTGGGAGATTTCCTTAACACTATATTTTTGTTCGCGAAGAGCATGTATTTGAGGGACGAGGCCGGTGTACTTGCTTCCCCCTCTCGGCCTTAACATACTGGACGCGGGGACGGCGGGGGGCAGTGCCCTCTTGCCGATTATCCCGCGATTGATTTTACTTACGCTGGAGGGATGAATCTGATGTCTCGCTCCAATCGCCTTATGTGTGAGCCCTAGCGCGATGTCTGCTTTAATCGCGGCGACCTTCTCTGGGGTGAACGCTTGGTGTGTGGGCATAAAGGACAGCTCCTATTTGACAACTAGAATCATACGCGAGTGAGTCTTTTTGAGAAAAGCGCGGATCGGGCCTCGTTCAATCTCCGCGCCGCCGACGACGAGCGTGCGAAGCTCTTTCCACCTATCTTTGAACTCCTGCCGATAGAAATCCAAAGTTCTCTCCAGGATGTTCTTTCGCGAGCGTGTCTGAGCATGCCGGACTTCCTCCTGATAGTACCGCACCGCGCTTTCGAGTTG